GTCATAGCCTATGAAGAACTTTCCCCTTGTTGTGTTACATCTAATTAAGTCAGTACACAATATTTCATCTAAATATGCTTTTACTTTCTTCCCCTTCCTAATGATCAGTTTCCCGGCATTATCTAACTCTAAATTGTCTAAAACAACACACCCCTTTTCTTGCACATCCTCTGGGTCTGTTTGTGTGTTTAAAAATGTTCTTAATGGTAATTCTTGTATCATAACTCTGGGTTATACCTACTGTTTAAATTTTGTATTTCTGCTACACCTAACTGGGTAGCCATTCCAGCTCTATTAGGTTGATTATCAATCCTCCAACACTCTCCTTCTGCTAAATATAAGAATGCGTTTATAGTCTCATCTCCTAATGGATACTCAACTAGCTCATCATCTGTTATTTCAGTAGGCTCACCAATATGCCTTATTTGAATAGATGCAATATCTCCCGATGGTTCTACTGCTATCTTTACAGTACCAGCATTAGCTGATGGCTCTGTTAAGTATGCTATAGGGTCATATGTTGTAGGTTCCATATATGCATTATCTCTTGTAGACCTTTCCTTTAAATTAATAATCTCTGCATACCTAGGACCGTGTGAAACATCAGAGGTATAAGTAACTAACACACTTGTTATAGAGTCTGGTAATAATATCTGGTTCACAGCAAACTCATTGCTTGAAGATGATGCTGTTGTGCTTGTATATAAAGCAGACAAATAGTTATCTGCTAATGATGCTGTTAATGTTTTTAATGCAACAAGAAACGCATCAGTCTTTTCAGTGGCAGACCAATTAGCTCCATCATCAGTCGTGTCGTCTGCCTCCTCAAGCCTTCTTCTTAATTTCTTAAATAAATCTTCTCCAGTCATTTAATCTCCAGTATATAAGTGAGGGAGTGATCCTAGGAACTCAATCCAGTGTAATGTGCACCTCACTTAAATATTTAATCAGAACTTACTATACGTTTGCTCCGGCAGTTAGTACACCTAACATTCTAGGATTAGTACAAGTAAATTGTCCCATCCAGAATATACGTGCGATTACTGCATCATATTCTTCTCTAGTTCTAAAATCTTCAAATGCAAAGTTCCTATTACTATGAACTTTATAGTCAAGATAATTAGAATTTAAGAAATACATATGACCGTCCGGTACGTGCGAATCAACCACAACCACAGCATTCTTAAACTGTAGTCCAGTAAAACCACCAACAGCAGTCTCAGTACCTACGAATCTTTTCTTATTCATAAGAGCAGTTTCATAAATATCTGAAAGAACTTGTGTAGTCACTATAAGGTCTGGTTGGTCACTGTCGATACTACAAGAACCATACATCTTTGTCATATCAACAATTATCTGTGCAACACCAGAACCCTCAGAAGACTCAGCTAAGTGCTCTGCCTCTACAGTAGCATTTGCTGTAAGGTCAATTCCGTCTGATGCATCACTAAACGCAGTGTTTAATGCATCCCAATAGTCACCACTTGCTGATGTTATTGCACCAAGTGTTCTTCCAAACGTGTTGGAAAAAACGTGGTTGTCTGCATCTCCAGCAGTACCACTATTATCAATTGGACATAGCGATGTTAATTCTGTCGCAGTTACTGCACCATCTTCAAAAAGAGCTGTCCCAAATAAATCAGTTAATGATTTTTGAGCATTCTTTAGTTTTGCTTTTAAGATAGACAGAACTTGCGAGTCACCGTTATTCATTCCGATCTCACGATTACTTAAAGTAACTCCAGCATAAGCTTGTGCCCATTGCCAATCTGCTTGTTGGTGCTAGTTCCTCATAATCGTCATAAAAACCAATGTAACTACTTGCTTGTGCAATTTCCAGAGGTGTAATAATCTTACGTCCACCATCTAGTTTTTCTGCATTAGCTAAATATTTTTGAGCCATTACATTGGAGTTAAATATATTGTCCACGAGCAAAGGTATAAACTTTTCCCGTGTAAGTGCATTCATAGCACTAGTGTCAATAGCCATAATTACTTACTCCTTAATTAGAATTTAAATAGTCAAGGTCTTTAACGTTCAAAATACTTTTTAATTTCTGGGTTATCGGAGCTAACATCATTCCAGCTTTTTACCTTTCCGTCTGTAACATTTCCTTTAGACCCAGCATTAGAGGTATTAACAACCTTACCTTGATTACGTGTCTTATTTTTATCAAGTTCAGAACTATGTTTCAGTTTATCTGCCATCTGAGGAAAAGACCATTCTTTAAAAGCACGTAAGAGATTTGTTTCCCCATTATTTTGAGCAAACTTTAAAAAATCCATAGTCTTGTCTTCACCAAGAAGGTCTGGAAAATTTTGTTCAAGTTGTGATAGTTCAGATTCGTATTGTTTAACACGTCTCTCTACTGCCATTTCTCTCATCTCCCCAGAAAGCTTTTCTAGTTTAGAATTAACTACATCTTCATTAGCATCTTTTACAGAATTGTCTTGTGGTGTTGGTTCGGTATTAATCACCGGAGCACCACCATCTAAAGATTTAAGTTCATCCAGACCAAGCTTATTTAGCTTTTCAGTATCACTGCTATAATAATCTTTTACTGCATTCCTTAATCCCTCATCATTAACAAGTTCATCTGATAAGTTCTTCATCCTTGCAAGATTCTGTGATTTCTGGGTGTTTGATTTCGTCCATTCGCCTTTGTTGTCAGCTTCTTGCTTCCAACCCATTATATCATTTATACCAAACTCCTTCCCCTCTATGTCTAAGACATAATCACTAGTATCTTCTGCATCATTAGTTTCAGTTACTGGCTCATTACTAGTTTCTACCTCTGATGGTTTTTCTTCTTGAGACTCTGTGGTCTCCTTAGACTCATCCTTATAATCGTCAAGGCTTACATTATCCATAACGTTATTCCAATTAGTCTCTTTTGATTCAGTATTTTCTACTACTGCATCTGTATTTAGGTCTTCATTCATTTAGACATCTCCTTTTGATTGGTCCATTTAATGATTCCTATGAACCACCACCTTGGTGGTCATTGTCATTTTCTAAATCTTCTTTATCAGTTTCTTCAGCAACTAGGTTTCTTACCATCGCATCCTTTCCCCATTTTTTTACTTTAGGGTCTTCACTGCTAACAGCAGAAAGTACACATTCCTTTGTAACTCCGGGATACCCGTTGTTCTTGCACCATTGCTTTAATGTAAATACATTTTTAGGCATTCTCTTCTCCTTGTGGTGGAGCCTCACCTTGTGGTAATGTCCCGTTCATAGCTCCCATCTGTAGTTTAGCATCTTCAATCTCTTGTGGGTTCTCTGACGTTGCCATTGTCTGCATCATCTGTTGCTGTTGTTGCTCCATTGCTTTTTTCTGATCTAAAATTTCTTCTAATATATCTTTTGAAATATCCTTGTCTACCCATCTCCAGAATTTCTCCGAGTCTAGTAATCCAATTTGAATTAAGTCAAGTGCTTGGTCCATTCTCTGAGCTCTTGATTCTGGCATAGATGATCCAGGGACATATTTAAAGTCCATATCCGGGTCCAGCTCATATGGGGGTATATTAGTAAATTGATAACCACTGCCAGATTCTTTTCTTACAGTAATGTTATCCTCATAATTATTATGTAATAAACTTAATGTTTGTTTATATAAATCTATAATTGCATCTGTTCCTATCTCACGTTCCTTGGCACGTATAACTTGCTGTGATGCCTCTTGTAATTGAGATATAGCTCTTCCAGATGTTATCCCAGATGGGTTCCTTCCTTGCGTAATATCGTGGACCCCACTTACTATATCAGTCATCTGCATTAGAGTCTGTGCCATTGGTAAAGTCGAGGAAGAGATATTACCGGCTGGGAGTCGATTGATTTGCTCGTGAGGTCCATTTGAATAGAATATCTGTCCCGGCTTATCTGTTGGCATATTCCCCGGAGTCTTCGCCATCGTTTTACTCATTACAATAGCTGGGTTCCCGTGATATATAATATTATCAATCCCTTGTGATAACAATATTGCAGTTCCTACTGCTAATGTTTCAATAACCTCCGGCTCTCCCTTTCCCCAGAACTTATGTGCATCTGCATAATTTTGAAACGTTACTAAAGGCATTTCATAGTATGGAGCTTTTCCATACTGTAACATAACATTGTTTGCCCATACACCCATCATTAATGTATCGTCTTCCCAGAAGAAACATTCTTTTAATAATGCTTGTCCTCCATAAACCTCATCGTCTCCAGCAGTTGAAGATACTGGTGATTTCTCAGCCAGTGGTATATCTGATTTTTCTGATATTCCGGGTTCTTTTAATTTAAAGCTACGATATTGATCAAGGTTTCCCTCAGAACCAACATACTTACCATTCTGATAGTCTTTTTTAATTTCATCTATATATGTTGGTATTGCGAATGTAATATACTTAGCATCTTGTATTGATGTACATAATGGGTCTACGAACACAGTATAAGGGTCCGGATTAGAATAATTTAACTTTCCATCAATTACACAAGTCTTAACAAAGCCATTTCCATATAATAATCCATCTCTTTTCATATGTGCTACAGCTCGTTCAAACTTATGTTTCTGCATTTCAGATTCTACAACCTCTTGGACTACTCTTGCTATAGTAACTTGCTCTTCTCTTTTAGGCATTATATCTACCTTTGGAGCTCTGTCTGTAACAATTGAATACATAGTTTCTACAGTAGAATGAATAGTGTTTGCAACAATACGAGATTTATATTTAGGCATCTTAAATGGTCTGAAGAAATCTCCATTATATAATTCCTCATTTCTTCTCCATCTTGATACCTTATGCTCACGAGACTTTTTTGCAGACTCAAACATATCTTCAAGTCTCTTAATTTTCTTATGCTCAGAGCTATCTGCTTTATAACCTTTAGCTGTGACTAATGGTACTGTTGATTTTATATCATCGTATGATTTTGCCATATTATTTTTTCTTTTTTGGATATTTCTTTTTCTTTAAAAGATATTTAAAATCATCTGTAGATAAAGAATCTGCCTTGTTTCTATAAATCTTATTAGTCATTTGAAATTCTAACATACTGTCATACTTGCTAGAGTATTCCCCTTTTTCTTTAGCATAATATCTTTTTCCATCATCAGTGTCAACTTGGAAAACTTGTAAAACTCTATCTGTTTTCTTATTATTTTTATCTTTTTTAAGGTCAATAGTGGTTCTGGTATTCCTACTTTTTTTAACACTTGACTGAATGTTTATATAATTTTGTGCATCTTCCTTTGTTTTAAACCCCTTACCACTAGGGTCTGCAACTATTGATCCATTCACTATCTTAAAACTCATATTTCTACCTCATTGATTTAGGTTTTTTGTAAACTTTATGTAATCCAATCTCCGGTGACTCTGTAACAACTCCTCTTTTGGTTGTCATATAATCAAAATCATATTTACTTATTTCTTTTGCTCGGCTCCAGTCTATATTTATGGGATTTTTTGTTTCAGACTCTATATGTAAATATCTACCACCAACATTCTTTACCATCTGATAGTTTCCCTTATTTGTTTGGACTACAGTAATCTTATCTCTTGTAGTCCAAGGAGCATTACTATAATTTTCTGCACCTACTGTTGATTTTTCCCCTTTACGTACCCCAGCTATTTCTGCAAGTTCTTGAAGACCTTTTTTTATAGCATCTAGAACTGATCGTTTTTTAACTTTTGCTTCTGCCATTATTATCCTTTAAACTGGTATGTCCAATTTCTTTTATTATTGCCATCCATAAGCTCTATCTTTTTTTGCAACAGTTTAGGTATCTTTTTTGTAGGCTCCTCTGGAGCTTGTATACTTGTGAATGCATACCTTAAAGCATCCATTATATGGTCTTCAAGTGTAGTATCAATATCCTCTACATTCTTTTCATCTCTAACCATATCTGGAATTGTCCTTATTAAGTTTGGACACGTTCCTTCTTTTACATAAAATTTTGGTTTCCTATCTTCACTGTGAGAGAAAAATGTTGCCAAGTTTCTCCATCCATTAACTCTACTATTATTAGCTGGGACCATATTTGGAATCAATGGATTGTCTCCATTTCCCATTAATGCATTTGCTATACACGTATCAGAATACATCTGAGTAGCCGGATTGTTCCAGCTCATAGGATTACGTATCCACATACTAGGGTCTGCGTAGCTCATTGTAATATTTTCCAACTTATTAGCCTCATAGATCATTTGCCCCCATTCATAAGGGTGTTTCTCAGTCCCGTACAGCTCTTTATATGCCATAACATCACCGTCTTTATTAATCTCTATCCAGACACAAGCGAACGGATTAGCATATCCCCAGTCAATTCCCATATACTTAGTATTGTAATGTTCTCCAAATCCCATCTCTTTAGATTTTTCTTTACTAATTATATGTACTTTCGGGTCCCACATATCAAAATACTGACCAGCAAATACATTCCAGTCTCCAAACAACCAAGCACTACGCAATGGTTCTGGTAAACTGTCTAAATACTTTACATAATCCGGGTCTGCGTTTTTCAACGTAGGATTGTCATTTATTGTTGCTGGGACGTATATCCTATACCTACCAGAGATTTCGTCTCTAAATGCCTTATTTGGCTCTTTTATGCCTATTTGAAAACGTCTCTTAACCCAGCTATGACCCGGTCCTCCGGGATTTGCTGTACATAATACTGCTGGAGATATATCTGTAACCGTTGACCGACACGATGATAGTAGCTTTAAATAGTCTTCTTCTCTTGGTATTTGAGTCAACTCTTCTATTACTATATTTTGATATTCGTGTCCTTGAAAGTGAATATAAGAATCCGAATCTTTCAAATGCCCGGTACGGATAATAGCTCCAGATTTAAACTTTATGGTTGCCGGTTTACCAGTAATACTAGCTCCATTAAAAAGAGCATTAGCTCTGTCTAGCCAATCTGATAAATCTTGTGCGTTACGTCTAATGACAAGACCTCTGAACTTTGGGTTATGTGCATTCTTCAGTAGCCATATTATCCCGGTGTCCGTCTTGCCACCACCACGTGATCCACCAAATAATGTCTCGTGTACATCATTTATCGCCAGAACCTCCGTTTGGGGTCCCGGATGTGGTTTCCATAAAGTGTTCACAAACTAAACTTTTTTAGGCTTATTTAGTTTCTTACCTTTCTTCCTTGCCCATAAAGCTTTAACATTCTCTGGAACTCCGTATATCATTCCACCGAACGGGTCAAAGTCTGAAAATGGGTCATAATCTGAAAACGGGTCTGGTCCACCACCTATATCTGATGGTCCACCAAAGCTCATATCAAAATCGTGCCCAGCCATATGATGTAGAAGATCACTTGCTGATGGTCCACCCGGCTTAATTATTTGATTGCCAGATACTACTGCATTTATGGGACTTTTTCCTACTTGCTTTATTGGTTGTTTTGCTACTTGATTTGGCTTTACTTGTGCTTTTGCCATTTTACTTCTCCTTACTTGATTTATACATTAATTGTACTTTTAATTGGTCTTAATTCTCTTGAATTGCTATCACGACCAAATGCTCCACTGTCAAAATTATTATACCAAATTGTGGCATTATATTCTGCTCTGGTTGCGTTTGCTAATACTTTATTGTCTGTTTCATACATCCAATAATATTTAGATTTAGTGCTGTCGAAATAAAGAAAATATGTGTTTGTATAGCCACCGGGATTTTGTCCAGTATCACTTAAATAGTGCATTGGTTCATCATTGTAAGAACTTGTTATTACATTTAAATCACACATAGCTTGTATGTGCTTTCCATAAGTTGCACCACCACCAGCATAGTCTTCTGGGTTAGTTAACAATTCTGCGTGTTTATCATCATTATACGGGTCCCAATTATCTACATCTATCTTTACTGCTGATGATAAAAGAGTGTTCATTGATATATCATTAAGTCGTGTTGCACCTAATACTTTTAATATGTTATTCATCTGTATAAACCCTATTATCCAGTCGTTATCTCCTACTGGTAAGGGTTGATACCAATACAAACCGTCTTCTTTTTTTACAAATCTTATTCTATGCCCTATTATATATTGCTCATCCCAGTTATAAGCTCTGTTCCATATAACTCTACATCTATCGGACCTTGTCTGCACGTTCCCATACATTCCGTGATATCTATTATACAGCCAGTTGGCTGGGTCTTCTGTATATTTTCGTGGTATGTCGTTTATATATGTTGGCAAGTACGTACTGCTTTGAACTTGACCGTCTTCCTTATCATTATATATTTCAAAAATCCCATCACCAGATGTATTTTTTTTCATCCAGTATGACTTACCACATTGTAAATCTTTTAACGTACCCTTCCAATCGCTTCCATCTAAAAATACGTGACCATCTCCATCGTGCATCTCTACAGCATCAGTTGATTTAATTGCATCCTTAAAGTTCTGTCGTTTAAATGATGCGTATGGGACTAAAGACCAACCGAGTCTTCCAGCCTCTCCACCATCACTACCAGCTATATCTATCTCATCAATATCAAGCTCAATCTCTGCGTAAATATATACATCACCACCGGCTTCTGATGATCCTCTTTCTAAGGCTGATTCTTTACTTACGTATATAACGTATCCATCTTCTGGATTAAACGTTGGTGTGGAGCCGGTCCAGCCACCCGTATCGCCTAAATTACTCACATATTCAACACCTTTAGTGTGCTGGTGAATCGTAGTAACACCCATAGGTCTGTATACGTCCGGAGGAAAGCACTTATCGTACTCATCTCTCTCATTTAGATCAAACGGTAGTCCTACGAGATTTTCACCTTCAGTTAGCCTAATTTTAGTTAAGGGTAATTCGTTCCTTAAATCAGTATAAGATGTCCATTCACCGTCTGGCTCACTGAATATATAATTCTTATGTGCCCCT